TCAACGGTCAGATTAATAGTTGATGCACAAAACGCAGTCTCTCCTCTAAGAAGAGTGAATGATGCTACAAAGAATTTAAGTAAAAATACAGATAAATTAAAGAATAGATTAAATAAATCAAATAGAGCCATAAGAGACTCGGGAAGATCTGCAACGGCTGCTGCAGGTGGATTCAGAACTCTAAATAGATCACTTGGACCACTATTAAAAATATTGGCTGTTATTGGAGCCACAAGATTTGTTTTTATCAATGCTGCTGATATTGAGACTCAAAGAAAAAGTTTAGAAGTTCTTACTGGCTCTCTTTCTAAAACAAATGAAATAATAAAAGAATTACAAGACTTTGGTGCTGTTACTCCGTTTAAAAGTAGTGAACTAATTGAACAAACAAAACGATTGAAGGCTTTTGGTTTTGAAACTAATGAATTAGTTGACACTACAAAAAGGCTTGCTGATGTTGCTGGTGCTACTGGAGCAGATTTGCAGGGTATTGCAACAGCCTTTGGTCAGATAAGAGCAAAAGGTAAATTACAACAGGAAGAAAATTTACAGTTATTAGAAAGAGGAGTTGATATAACAACAGAACTTAAAAACATAACTGGTTTACAAGGCGAGGCTTTTGAAAAAGCACAAAGGCAAGGAAAGATTGGAGCTGATCTCGTAAATCAAGCACTTATAAACTTAACTAATGAAGGTGGTGCTTTTTTTGAAGGTGCTTCTTCACAAGCAACAACGCTTAATGGAAAATTGTCTACGTTGATAGATTCAACTGAAAGTTTAGCAAGAACGATTGGAGAACAGTTATCACCAGCAATAAAAGGTGCTTTAGATTTAGCTACAAAAGGTGTTGTGGCAATTGAAAAAATATTCAGTAGGTTTGGAGATATTGGTGATGTTGGATTGGGAAACGTTGTAAAAGCAGAGCAAGATGCACAAAGAGACGCAGCAAGACTAACAGCAATTAAGTTTGGTACTAATTTTAAAGGAGAAAGTGTATTTGCAAGTAAAGAAGAAAATAAGTTTTTTAGAGAGCAATTTAAACTTTTAAGAAAAGCAAATATTGAAAGAGAAAAATTAAGACAAAAATCCTTTGAGGAAGTTCCTATTTTAGAAGAAATTAATCAAAAACAAACAGAAAAGACAGAAAAAATAATTGAAACAAATAATGCTGCAACTGCTTTTAATCAAACACTAGATACATCACTTTTTATTCTTGACGAAGCTATAACCCAAACTGATGGTCTTAAAGAAAAATTCATGGAGATCGGACAAGGAATCGAAGATGGAATTGTCTCTGGACTTACTGATGCCGTTATGGGTACTAAAACTTTAGCTGAAGCTGCAACTGGTGTTTTAAATAACTTAAAAAGAAAACTTGTTGAAGTTGCAATGCAACGTGCAGTTTCTGGAATTGGTAATTTCTTCGGAAATGCTTTAAGTGGAATATTTGGTGGAGGTAGAAAAAGTAATCCATTTTTAGGTGGCCCTAATGCTTTTAAATTTAGAAGTGATTTGAGTCCTACTTTGGGATTTTTCGCGAATGGTGGTAGACCTCCAGTTGGGAGAGCTTCAATTGTTGGAGAAAAAGGTCCAGAATTATTTATTCCTCGAACTGCTGGCACTATTATTCCAAACAATGCAATCGGTGGAGGAGGCACTACCAACAATATGATCACTGTTAACGTAGACGCATCAGGATCGTCAATTCAAGGAAATGGATCAGAGGCCGATCAACTAGGAAGTTTGATTGCTAGCGTTGTGCAAGCAACTATAATTGATGAACAAAGGGCAGGGGGTTTATTAAATAGGTAATGGCAGATTTTCCTTCAATATCTCCCACTTATGGGATGAGAAAACAAAGCAAACCTAAAGTAAAGGTTTCTAGTCTTGGTGATGGGTATGAGTTTAGATCTTTATATGGACTTCCACAATCTCAAGACCCCAAAGTATATGATCTTACTTTTAACGTGTCTGAAGCGGAGGCAGATATAATTGAAGGCTTTTTAAGAGGTAGGGTCAACGATCAAGCTAGTTTTACTTTTACACCACCAGCAGAGGGAGCAACAAAATCAGGGACATATTCGCAAAGTGGAACCACTGTAACAATTACTTGCGCTTCACATGGTTTTGGTATTGGTGATATTTTAGGGCTTGATTATACAAGTGGATCTGCAACTGATGGAACTTTTGTCGTAGCGTCTGAAGTTGATCGTGATACTTTTACAGTTACTGCGGCCACTGGTGCAACAAATAGCGGCAATGTGACTATAACAAGATCAGGGGAAGGAAAGTTTGTATGTGATTCTTGGACAAAAACAATACCTTACAATAATAGAGCAATTATAAATTGTACTTTTAGAGAGGTATTTGAACCCTAAATGGCTAATCCTGTAACCGAGTTACAACAAATAACAAACAAATCAATTATTGAATTGTATTCTGTTGAATTAAAACCTGATGTCCATTTTAAAAAAACAGCACAAACTGGAACTTACTCTCAAAGCGGGACAACAATTACTGTCAGCGCAACTGGTCATGGCATGCCTGTAGGTACAATCATTCCTTTAGATTTTACATCTGGTAATGGTATTGATGGGATTTACACAATACAAACTGAATCGGCAAATCAATTTACTGTTACTGCCACAATTTCTCAATCAACAAGTGGTAATGTTTCGTTTAATTCAAATGTAACTCCAACTGTACCGACAGTATATTTATTTCATAGTGGAAATAATATGAAAGACAGCAATAATCTTGTATGGCAGTCAAATACATATACAAAATTTCCAGTTAAAGCAGACGGATTTAAATATACTGGAAAGGGTAAACTACCAAGACCAACACTTTCTTTTTCTAATTTGTTAGGAACAATAACTGCAATTTTACAGCTTACAAATCAAACAACACCTTTCTCTGATCTTGCAGGGGCAAAAGTAACAAGAAGGCGTACACTGGCTAGATTTTTAGATGAAGTAAACTTTCCCTCAAATGTTAATCCATATAAAGTTGGAACTGTAGACCCTACAGCGGAACTTCCAAGAGAAGTTTATTTTATCGAGAGAAAAACTGTTGAGAACAGAGATATAGTGCAGTTTGAAATGGTAGGTTCTTTTGATTTATTTGGAGTTGTAGCACCTAAAAAACTTGTAACCAGAGCAGATTTTCCTGGTGTCGGTACTTTTGTTAATGCGTAAAATGTCTTGGAAAGAATCTTTTAAAAAATATGCAAAAGAACAAGCACCTGATGAGGCGTGTGGTTTGCTTGCAATTATTAAAGGTAAACAGACCTTTTGGCCCTGTAAAAATTTAGCAGAAGGAAAATTTGAATTTTTTATTGTTGATCCTGATGATTGGGCTGAATGTGAAGATACTGGTGAAGTTATTGGGGTTATACATAGTCATCCTTTAGGGCCAGCAAATCCTTCAGATACAGACAAGGCAGCTTGTGAACATTTGGGGTTTCCATATTACATTTACAGTATTGAACATGATCACTGGGAAAAATTAGAACCGACAGGATGGAAAGCACCTTCATTGATTGGACGTAGATTTATATGGGGAAAATATGATTGTTGGTCTATTGTCACTGATTGGTTCAAAGAAAACAACAATATTAATATTCCATACTGGAAACGACCAAAAAAAATTAAAGATTTTATTAATAATCCTGAGTTTGAATATGCTTTACCAAAATTAAACTTTAAAAAACAAAAAACAAATGATGACATTAAAATTGGCGATGTATTACTTTTTCAATCAGTAACTGGCAATTTTGATCATGTTGCTGTTTATTTAGGTGATAACATGATATTAAATCATAATATAAAAGCATTGAGTTGCAGAGAACCTTTTGACCTAAAATATCAACAAGCACTTAGAGGAGTTTATAGATATGCAGCTTAAAAAAATAAAAATATATGGAAAGTTAAGACAATTTTTAGGTAAATCTTACTTTGAAGCTGCTGTAAGATCACCACAACAAGCCATGAGTTTTCTTATGGCAAATTTTGAAGGATTGCAAAAACACATGAATGATCAAATTTATAAAGTAAAAATGGGTGGTAGAGAAATAACAGAAGATACTTTTACAATGTCTGGTCAAGGAGATATTCAAATTATACCAATTGCAACAGGGTCAGGTCCCTTTGTTCCTATTTTACTTGGGATTGGAACTGCTGCTGCTGCCACTACAGTTGGTACTTTTGTGGGTGGTATTGTAGGCTCTGCTTTAGTAACTACTGTTGTCACTACAGCACTTACAACGATAGGAACTTCAATGATAATTGGAGGTGTTACAGAACTCATAGCTCCACAACAATCACCTCAAAACGTCTCATCTGTAAGTGATACAGACCCTAGAATGAGAGGATCATACTCTTTTAGCGGTATTCAAAACGTTAGTTCTAGTGGTGTTCCAGTACCTATTTTATATGGACTTGTGTTTAGCGGCTCAATTTTGATCAGTTCGGGTACTGATACGGCTCAAATTAGACAAACTTTAAGCTAATGGTAAGACAAGTTCAAGGTGGAGATCAGTTATTTGGTAGAACACCAGATGGGCGTGTTGTTGATCCTGACTTAATAGAAGGGGGTCTTAGATCAAAGCAGTTTGCAACCGTATTAGATTTACTTGGATATGGAGAAATTGATTCAATACTTGATGTTGGAGGTGCAGGCACAAATACATTTAGAAAAAATGTTTTTTTAGATAACACACCAGTTCAAAACGTACTAGGCGAAGAAAATTTTACAGATGTAGAAGTTTTTTTTAAAAATGGTGCAAGCAATCAAACAGCACTTCAAGAAATAAACGCAATTGAAAATACAATTCCTGTTGGTGTAAGTTTAACCAACTCACCTTTTGCAACAACTAAAACAGGCACTTATACACTTGCTGGCAGTGGTGGTCAAACAGTAAGCGGTGTCTCTCTTGGTGCAAACCAGATGTTAGTACAAATTCCAAATCATGGATATTCTGTTAATGAGGTAATTCAATGGGAAAATACAACTCCAGCCGCCACTGTACAAACTGATAATCCACAAACACAAAAAATTATCTCTGTGCCTGACAGTGGAAAATTTGTGATAAATACAACTTTTGAAGATACGTCATTTCAAAACGCAAATTGCACTGTCAAAACAAGTCAAGGATTATCAAGAACAATTTCAAATACAAATGTTGATAAAGTAAGAGTAAGTATTCAATTTCCATCATTACAAGAATTTAAAGATGACGGAGACATTATTGGTGCTGAAGTAAAAATTTCTATAAGAATTGTTGAGAATAATGGGACTATTCATAATCCTGTGATTTTAGATATTACAAATGGCAAAGCTACAAGTCCCTACGTAAAAGATTTTGAAATTGTTTTTGAAAAAACAATGAGTTTTCCTTTAACTTTAAGTGTATTTAGAAATACAGAGGATGGAACAGATCCACAATTACAAAATTTTACTAGCTGGTTATCATATACAGAAATTAATACAGACACAAGTGCATATCAAGGTTTTGCTTATGTTGCACTCAGATTTAATGCACAAGAGTTTCAAAGCTATCCAAGACGTATGTATCGCATTAAAGGTACAAAAATCAAAGTTCCTCATGGAACAACAATTGATAGCAATAACGGAAGAGTGATTTATCCAGATGGTTATACATTTAATGGTACATTTAAAACAAATAAAGAGTGGTGTTCAGATCCAGCTTGGGTTTTATATGACATCTTGACTACAGATAAAGGTTTTGGAGGTGATGATGGAATAATACAAGAGGAAAATTTAGATGTTTTTAGTTTCTATTCTGCCAGTGCATATGCAAGCACGCTAATAACTGACCCTATTACAAACACTACAGAGCCAAGATTCAGTTGCAATGTAATTTTAAATCAAAGAAATGACGCATATAACTTAATTAATGATCTCTGTTCTGTCATGAACGCCATGCCTTTTTATAGCAACGGCACTTTGCAGATATCACAAGACAG